CTCCGTCCCGGTCCTTCCATGTCCTGGTGGTAATGGCTTTCTCAAGCTTGTGCTCGTGCTTCGGGGCCTTCGCCTTCATGACCCGCATGATCTCCCCGGCTTCTCGTTTCACTACTACTCTGTTTTTCGAAGCCAGGTCAGCCGCCAGGTTCGCTATCCTCTTTGTAAGCTCCTTGATCCCCTCGACCCTGACACTCGATTTCATGTAACCAGCTCCTTTACCAGGAGCTGCAGCTCGCGGTTTCGCTCGTCCGGATTGATCACGGACAGGATCTCGAAGGTCCTGGTACCGAAAACCACACGCATCTTCGGCACCACCCCGGATAAATACCTCATCACCACTTTTCCGGTTACCTCAGCGTTCACCTGCTGTGCCGCATAGTACTCCGCACCCTTCAAGGGCTCCACCGAGGCCCAGACAGCGGCATAATCCTCCCAGGAATCCTCCTCACCCCAGAGGGTCCCCTCTGTAAGCCGCTGAATGACTACCGGGTGCCGCAATCGTCCTGTTCTCATACCGGTACGATCCTGTCCAGTCCCAGGAGCGCCTCCACCGCGAACGGTATCTCGAAATGCTCCCTGATATCCGTGATCTCCCTGTTCTCATATAGATGGCCCACGAGCAGCTTGATCGCGGTCCGGATCCGCTTCGGCACGTCGCCGGTCTCATCCCCGAACCCGGCCTTGAACCGAATATTCACTCCGTTCATCTTTCTCAGCGTCACTGACGGCCAGGCCTTTCCGTATCCGAGCGCGATCCTGCCCTTTACTCCCGCGGTATCCACCTGGTAATTTCCGGCATCGAATACATATTCCGTCTCGTCCGTGTCGTAATACTTGATGTGCGTCACGGACTGGAGCGGAGGAAGCGGTATCTGAAACGGGGAATCCGGGAACTCGTCCAGGAACAGGTCCCACGTCTGGGTGATGAATGCCCTGTTTTGATACCCCTCGCAGTAATCCCGTGCTGTCTCGATAAACCCGGATAGCACCTCGTCCTCCATGCTGACCGGAGACCTCCTTATTACGATCACCCCGAACTCGCAGGCAGAACCCGCAACCGTACCCAGAGCTCTGATACTCAGTTTCAATCCCGTATATGCGAGCTCGTAGACCGTGTTGTCGTTTTCCTCTGTGACCTGGTCAAAAGCTCCACCCTCCACGTCGGACCAGGCCGCGCCGTCATACTCCTGCAGCTTCACGTCCACGGATCCGCCGGCGCCGCATGCTCCTGCTGAAAAAAGCACCAGCACCATGTACCCGGCCACCTCCACCTCGGAGCCGATCAGGGAATAATCAGGAGCGATCGCATGAGAACCCGCGGTTATGGTCTGCTCGGATGAGAGCACGTCCCCGAGGCCTCCGGAATCGATACGGAGGTGGTCCTTCACTTCGCTCAGCGTCACCGGCTCTATCGCCGGCGGCGTCACCAGTTCCAGTGCCATGGTCAGCGATAATCCTTTCCCGTAATCTTTGCCGCGTTCTCGAGCCGCGGCTTTACTGCAGTCTCGAGCCCGGGGCTCTTTTTTCCCGGATAACTCCGGTCACTGCCCGGGTTTCTCGTTCCCGGATCCTGTTTCCTCTTTGATTTTTTCAATCAGGTCCTCCCTGCTCAAGGCGTTGCATACATCGGGATCCAGACCAGTCTCCTCCGCCAGAGCGAGCAGCTCCTCATCGCTCAGCTTCTCGAGGTCCGGCTCGGGATCCTCGTCCTTACCGTCCCCAGACTCCTGCTCCACCTGGATGCTGAGAATGAGGTCCTCCCTGCTCATGCCCTTGCATTCGTCCGGATCCAGACCGGCCTCCTCCGCCAGAGCGAGCAGCTTCTTACGGCTCAGCTTTTCCATATCCGTTTCAGGGACCAGCTCCGGCTGCTTCGTCTCCCGTGCAGGCCTCCCCGGTCCCTTCTTTTCCGACCCGGGCACCCTGGCCCGCTTGTCCCTCAGCCAGGCTTCGGCAAGCCGGTCCTCCAGATCGACCACCTCCCCGGGCTGTACGTCCCTGCCGTTCAGCCGGGACGGTTCAACCACTTCCAATTTCATTCGAATCTCCTTTTTCACATACTCCGGGGGACAAAGCCCCCAGAGTATTCATTTTTTCGAAGCCAGCCTACACTACCGCGGACGCACCGACCTTCTGCTCCGGAGTGTTCCGTGCATTCCCGCGAACCATCACGGCTCCCACAACGATCGCCGCGTCCGTGGTCACCTTCGCAGCCACGTGACTGAAATCGTTGTTCTTGTCCAGCTGCCGGGTGTCGATCTCCACGAATGCCTGGGCCTCCACCGTGGCTTTCACACAGGTCCCGTCGTCCGGATCGCTCGCCACCGTGATTACCGTCTCGCCCGGCTCGAGCGAGATCAGCGTCACCACGCCCGTGTCAGCCGAAGCATAAACCCCGGGGACCCCGTATGTCGCATCGTTGATACAGCTCGCGAGCGCTGCCGCATCCGCCGTATCGTTCCCGCCGATCGAAAACTCCCGGCTCGCCGGAGTCGTCGTGTCTGCATGAGCGGTAAAGACCAGGTCATTGATCGTGACCGTTCCTCCTGCAAGGAACGTCGAGAGCGTGATCGTGGCCTTGGTCACCAGCGCATTGGCCGTGATCGTCGTGGTCGCCTCCTGTCCGACGGTTGTCGGGATACCCTTTGCGTCCGTCCCGTCCCGGTCCGATGCCTGCAACAGCTCGATCTTGGCCGTCTTCGTCGCCGCGATCGCGCCGGCAGTAAGGATGGCAAGCGCCTTTCCGTATCCCGCCATGTTGTAGTATCTCCCGGTCGCGGCCCCGTTGAGGCTCTGGGCCTGGATGCCCACGTCGAGCTTTACGTCTTCGTTGATTCTCGTTTTCACCTTATACCTCCGGTATTCTTGATTTTACCTGAGCCCTATGCCTCCAGTACCACGAAGGGAGACACCTCCATGCCGTTTTTCAGCGTCAGGGGCTCCTTGATCCACGTATCCCCGTCCATCTTCACGGTCATCTTCACCCGGATCTCACCCTCGAGAAACCGGGTATAGGGATCCGTGGCGAAGAAAGGCCCGGACCCGTCCTTGATGTAATAGAAGGACCAGTCCGCCAGGATCACGTCCCCCTTGCTCCCTGCCGCGGGAAGGACCTCGCTCCAGTGAATCGGACGCCCGTGGAGCAGGTCCGGGATCCCCTTGGTCGCATCCCCGGCTATCATGATCAGACGGTTCGATGCGTCCACCATGCCCCCGACCTTCTCGTACAGATCGAGCGTGACCTCCCAGTTCCGGTTGACCGCACGCGGGTACATGTACTTGCTCATCTGGAGCACGTCCGCGAACTTGAAATCACTGGACGTGTCCCGTGCGATCAGCTTGATCCCGTCGGAGTTCAAGACCCCCTTGGGCTTGCCCACCCCGTCTCCGTTGATGAACAGGTCGTCCTCGAGCTCGGCCAGGGCTCCCCGGAACGACAGCTCCATATCAGCAGTGACCGAGGTCGGGTTCTGCAGGCTCTCCTCGGACGTGATGTAGAACAGGGCGATCTTCTTGTCCGAGGGGTCCAGGGCGAACAGGTAATACTCGAGCTTGCTCTCGTCCGTCGGCGCCACTCCCTCGCCCGTGTAGTTCACCATGATCCCGTTGTATACCCCGCCGGCTCCCTGTTTCAGGACCCTCTTCTTGAACTTCGCGTCCGGATACTCGCCGGCAGGTATCACGCGCGCCCGCTGCCGGATCCACCCCCCAGGCCCGGTCAGCGCCAGGGTCCCGGCTTCGAACGTGTCCGGGATCAGAAACCCCAGCGAGGTACCGTCGGATATGTTCATGGCACGGAGGTTATCCGCCATTGACTGTTCGTAGCTCCGCAGTGCCTCGCTCATCGAGCCCTTGTGCGCCATCCAGATGTCCCGAACGAAACAGCCCAGGTTCTTGAATCGCACCTCCGAAGGCTCCGGATCCCCGGCCTGCATGGTCGGCTTCGGCTGGTCCGCAGGGATCCCGGCACGCTGCCGCTCGATCTCCTGCGCATCCCGGATCTGCTCGTCGTAGTCCGCCACCTGGTTCTGAAGAGCCTTAACCTCCGCCCGCTCTTCGTCCGTATATCCCCGCTCCTCCTCCACCGCCTTGTCCAGGATCTCCTGGCGCTTCACGAGGAGCTCGTCCTTCTTTCGCATCAGTAGCTTTATATCGATCGTTTTCTTCATGGATCAGTCTCCTGTTTGATGTTTTCTCTCCGCTGCTCGATATTTGCCCTGGCATCCCTCATCACTTCCAGCACCGCCGTGCCTGCCTTGCCGGACGCTTCCGGCATCGGCTTGTTTCGGTATGCCAGCTCCTTCATTCGAGCCTGCAGAGTGGTATCCTCATAGGCCGGAAAGGTTACCGCGGAAAACTCCGGTATCGTTTTGAACTTCTCGATAATCCGCGTCCATTTCTCCTCCCCGTCCACGGTTTCCTGCTCCCAGTGCGCATCCTTCACCCTGAACGCGAACGACTGCTTGTCCACCAGGCCGGAGGCTATGTTCTCGTAACAGTCCCGTCCGAATTGCGTGTTGATGAGCTCCGCACGGATGAACACCCCCTCCTTATCCTCCCTGGCTGTCAGGGTCCCGATCTTCTTCCGTGAAAGCGGCAGGGTTACGTCATGCTGCCACAGGTAATACTGGTCTTCAGCCTGCAGCGCCTCGGCCGCAGCGCCTGAAAGTATGATCTCCTTGTCGCCCCAGATGTCCGCTTCCCGGTTGTATACGATCGCATATCCCTCCACGATCATCCTGCCGTCGTCATCCGCCCGGGCCTGCATCTGCTCCATGGGTATGTGCCGGACCTCGACATCATCCGGGATATTTTCCTCTCTTACGGTTCTCACGGTCATGTCGACCCTGATCTCACCCTTTTTCATGGCTCCTCCTCAATTGCTTGCCTCTATACCGCAGTCGCAGCCGTCATGATACGGCGGATGGCTTCGG